AGAAAAGCGAAGACAACCTGAAAAGATGGTTCAATGGACTCGGAACTCTTATAAGTGACTTTTACAAAGCTTGCACAGAAGGTGAATTAAAAAACTCGGCAATTTCTTTCAAATGTGGATATGATGGTAAACATTTTATAGAAGACAATGACCATCTAAAGTTTTATTGGTATAAAGATGATGATAAAAATAAAGTATTAGAAGTATATAATAATTGGTTGAAGAAAACTGGTATACAAACTAAGAAAAGAGCTTATGATTTTGGAATAGACACTGCAAAAGGTAGAGATAAAAATAGCTTTGGTCTAATGGTTGCAACTAAGGTGAATAACCAGTTTCAAAAACTTAAATCACAGTATGGAAAAAAGTTTACATCTGAACAATATGCAGATTATATAATAGATATGTTAAACAAAACAAAGTTTAAAATATGATACTTCCTTTTCAAGAAACTAAATTAAGTGATAATGAATTTATCAGAGTGTTCAGTCAAGATACTGATTCTGGTGAGTTTATGTGGCACCGTGATAGAGAAGATAGAATAATCGAATCCATTGAAACCACAGACTGGAAAATACAAATAGATAACGAATTACCAAAGGTAATAGAAGGGAAAGTATTTATACCAATGGGTGTTTATCACAGACTGATAAAAGGCACAAATGACCTAAAGATTAAGTTAGTAAAATTATAAAGTATAATTTGATATATGGTCAAATCTTGACTCTATAAATTTCTTAAAAATTATACATTTCTCAAACTCTTCATCTTCTTCTAACATTCTTAATATTTTATTAAGATATCTTTCAGAGTAAATAGCAAGTCTTTCACTATAAAACTTACCAGACATAACTCGATTGTAAACATTAATTGGGTCTACAGAAACTTGACTTTTCATTTTAATTTTTATTTGTAGTATAATTTTCTTTATAAATTCTAATCACATCATCAAATTCAGTAAGTATACCAGATTTGAATTTTTCATTATCATATTTCTGTTTTAGAATGTATTCTTTAACATAATCCTCATAGTCTAATTGAATAGATATATCAATAGAATCTTCATCAACTTCAACAGACTCATTTACTTCTTCACCATCAACTAACTCTTTTGTTATATCGTCAATATATTCGACAGAAGCAAAGTTACTTTTCTCTAAAATAATTTCTAACTTTCTTCTTAATTTTCTATTAGAAACAAGTAAGTTATTAGATATAGCAATATCAATATAATCTTTAGTATCTTTTAATGATTCTAACTCTTCAACATCATCTTCATTAACAACTCTAACTTTCTTAAATACTGGAGAATATGTATTGTGTACAAACTCAATTGTATCATCTTCTAAGTTTAGAACAGTTATTCCTTTTTGGTCTCCATAATCATTTCTATCCATTTGATATAATGATCCAATAAACATAAAGTTACTATTAACTTGTCTAATATGAATATGACCTGAGAATACATTCTTATATCCTGAGAAATTCTCAACATCAATTTTATCTGGATTTCTATGAGCAACTGAGTTTAAGTGCATTCTACATCCATTAAGGTCGGAGTGACACATAAGATAATCTCCTTTGTTGGAAGATAACTCATTAATCATATCTACTCTTTTTTCAACCCAAGGCATAAGAATTAACTTCTGACCACCAACTTCTAAAGTTGTTGTTTTCTCATAAACAGTTATATTCTTATTGATATATCCATAAAGACGAACAGAGTTAACTTCATTAGAACCTTTATTCCAAAGGTCGTGGTTACCAACCATAATGTGCATTGGTAGAATATCGGAGACTTCTTTGAGTATTTTTTCTACTTTGTTAAGTACGATAATAGGTAAACTATTTCTATTATCAAACAAGTCACCTAAGTGAATAAGTATATCACCTGGTTTAGCATTTTCTTTTAAGTAAGGTATAACAAAGTTATAAAAAGTAGACTCCATCATATTTAACCATTTATCTAAATTATTAAGATAAATACCAAAATGTGTATCTGTTATCATAAAAACTCTCATCTGCACAGTTTATTTTTAATTATAGTTGGTCATTTTACTATAGTTTAGAAAAAAATCACTTTTTATAACTAATATATACACTAAGAACTAATAAATTATATAGAGACAAAAAATAATATAATATATAAGTTATAATTTGTCAGACAAATTAAATAAAAAATAATATAAAAAGATGGCATTACCACATTTTACACAGGTAAAAGGAGGAGGCTCACCAGGTGGTCCAGGTACACTTCCAGATGAAGTAGTATACCTAAACCTATTTGAGATTACTTTTATCTTACCAGTAATATTAACAGCTCAAGGAAGAGACCCAATTTTATTGTTACAAAATGCAACTAAAATTGATATGAACTTAACTGAATTCGATGTTGCTGCAAAAACACAAAGATTCAAATATTCAACTAGAATGTTTATGGCATCACCTACTAAAACAGATGGTACTCTATCTATTCCAATTCAGGTGAATGTTAACCAAAATGGTTCTCTGGAAACTTGGAATACAATGAAAGCATGGTACGATTTAGTATTTAACTCTCAAAATGGTGGTCTTCACTATAAGAGTGATATTATTGGTACTATCATTGTTAATCAACACGATAAAAAAGGTGTTGTATTAAGACGTGTTACTTTCCAAAACGTACAAATTACAAAATTAGCTGGTTACTCACTTGACTGGTCATCAAACAACATCATTGAATCTTCTCAAGCCGATTTCGTTTATGATTACTTCATTGATGAGTATATCGACCAAAACTTTGGTATTAATCCACCATTAGTAGACGGATATTAATATTTAACAATATAATTAAAAACTCACCAATGGTGGGTTTTTTTATTTTAAACTAGGAAGCATAAAAAAACCAGTATAAATACTGGTTTTAATTTTTTACATACTTGGCATATTAAAATTTCCCATATTACCCATATTTGACGCATTTTTCATCATCGAGTTGGTATCTGGCATACCTTTTTGTTGTGATTCTTCATCTTTCTTTCTATTCGATTCCTCTTCTTCCATAATTTCGTTAACTAACTTAACATTTTCTTCCAACATCCAGAATGGCCAATTATCCATAGCCCACTCTTGTGTGTGGAAATGTTTCTGTAATAGTAACTTATTCTTTAATATATGTTTCAAAGGCATCATGAATAACGAAAATACCTGACGCTCCGTTGGGAAATTGCATGTCCGTGTGGACCTCCTCACCACACTCACACACTTTCTTTAATTCTTTAATACCAAAAGTCATCTTACTAACAGCACCATTTAAGAATTGAAAAGAGATATCATCCATATCTTCAAAATCTTTTAATTTAGCTTTAATACCATCATAAGTTATTGCTGATCTACCAGCCAACATAAATGGAATAATTTTCAAGAACGATAAGTTAGGTGTTCTTTTTTCATTATTTTCTTTAACAATATAATCAGTAAATGCCTTTTGTAATCCAATGTTTGGTGGAGTTAATTCAAAAGTTTTACCATTAACGGTCTTAAAGTTATATGTTCTACTACTTTGGTTAAAGTATTTATCTAGTTTTTCATCAATTTCATGAAAGTGAAAAGTATCTCTTTTCAACTCTAAAGAGACATCAGTTGAACAACTAGGACATTTAGCCGTAACAGCTAAAGAGTTTCCTTGTTGGAAAGTTAATTCTCTAATTAAGAAAATTAAAAATAATCTATCTTGGTCTTTAATCTCCAAAAAAGATCCTAATTTTCCATCAGGAAATTTAATTCTAACACAAGACTTCAAAATGTCATTCATTTTCTCAATAATATCATAGAAGTTTTCATCATCAACCATCGAATAAGCTTGAATCTCTTTAACTTGAGCTGGTCTAATCATAAAGAGTGTACCAGTTGGATAAAATTGACCACAAGGCAATTCTCTAATATCAAAATTAAAGAAATTTAAATCATTTGTTCTTGTGTTATCAACAACAGGTTCCGCAAAAGGAATATCTGAGTTAACAGATTGTTGTTTACCAGTTTCTAAATCAGAAAGGTGTCTTTTTAAGTAGTCTTCTTCCGACATTTCCTGTTTTTGATTGTTATCTGACATATTTGTTATATTATTTTTTTATATTTTATATATTAGTTATATTATTCTCTCTATTATACTAAATAATAACAAATAAGTTTATTTAAAATAAAAAATCCCTCATTTCTGAGGGATTTTCATTGATTTTTATTTAATTCTTATGAGTTGATGAATCCACCCGCACTGATTGCTCCAGTTCTCAAGATTGTAATGTTATTTACAATAACACCCATACCCTTGATTGGTTCAACATATGTATCAAGAACACCAATTTGGTTGTCAATGATTTCAGCTGTGTTGTTTTCATCATCCATTTTATTAAAGTAGTTAAATAAACCATTCTTACTTACATAAGTTTCACAGATAACGTCTGCTCTAAGTTTAATTTCAGCTCTAATATCAGGAGTGTTAAATTTCCATTGGAAGTCTAACAACATTCTTGATAATTCTCTTTCAAGTTCAATCAATACCTCTCTAACGTGAATGTAAGAAAGTGCTGATTTATAAAGAGTTTGTCCAGTATTTTCAGTTTCGATAACGAATCCTCTGTTTCTCTTGAACACTAATGGGTTCATTTGAGCCACATTTAAGAACTCGATGTCACTTGGAGTAAAGTCCATTTCAAGACTATTGATATTTGTAATTCTACCATTAGTAACACCAGCAGCGATAGTCCAAGGAGTAACACTACCAACATTAGAAATGTGTTTTCTCATATAAGTTGTAGCTACATAAGATGCTGGTGGGAAGTCAATTGGTCTACCATTATCATTCACAACAACATAAGGTGTAAAGTAACCCACACAAGTTGTTCCAGCTCCATCTCCAAATGTGTAAAGGAAAGCTGGATTACTTTCAGGATCACCACCTTTAGCAACATACTCTAATTGTAAAACACCTTCAGTATTAACAAATGTTGGAGAAGAAGAGTTCTTAAAGCTTCTTAATGAAGGCATATTTAAGAATCCAAATGCGTCTAATCTATCCCCACAAATATCAACTAATTGTTGTTTAGATCTTTCTGTTAATCCTAATCCAAAAGAGTCAATTAAATATCTAAAGTCGATTGCTTCTTTATTTGTTAACGCTTTGAATAAAGGTGTTCCCTTTGCTACTAAGTTAAGAACTTGATTTTGTTTAGTTTCAGTTCCATCAGGTAAAGAAGCATTTCTGATTCTAAATCCTTTAAGTGAAATTGCTTTGTATGTAGTAGCATATTGGTCGATTGTTACAAATCTTGTAGTTTGTAAGTCACCACCATAGTTATAAGTAGCGATTCTAGAATCACAAGTAACCTCTGTTAATGAAGTATCACCAGCATATTGTCTTTTACTTAAAACTCTTGTTAATTTTCTTGGGAACTCACCAGTTTGTAATAAACTAGAATCATAATAAGCCTCTAAGAAATCACCAACTTTAAGTTCAGTGTATCTTGATCCATCAACTAATATTTTGTTAGGAACTTGAACATATCCAGCTGGTACCTCAATCTCTATTGTTTGAGTGAAGTTTGATTTTTCTGACTGAATATAAAAAGTGTTATTTGCTTTTACATCAGCGTCAGAATCATCACTATCAGCTAATGTAACATCTAGGAAATCAACTGTCAAATTAGAACTGTTATCAAGATACATTCTTAAATAGTGTTTAACAAGATAATCATAAACTAAAGTAACTGGATTCTCTTCTATTAATAAGTCCTCTCCAACCACTTCTTCGTTTACTTGATATGCGTACCAGTAATCACCAGCTGTAGAAGCATACCCTAACTCATCAGCTAAAGTAGTAGCATTATCCAAAGGATTTACAGAGTTAGCAACAATTGTAAATGTACCAACATTATCAACTGAATTAGGGAATAATAATACTTCATTTACTTGAAGATCAACACCTGTTAAAGGAGTATCAAATCCACTAGTTGTAGTATTAAATAAAATGTAGTTATAACCAGCGTATGATGATGTATTACCAACATTAGCACCAGATGTAGCTGATTCTCCATCTAAGAATGTAACACCAAATGATTCACCAACATAGTTATTTACAGTACCACCAGAATTAACCCACAATCTATTATCATAGAAATAATCTTTTGTATTAATGATACCATCATAGTATTTGTTATAGAAGTTAGAATACTTAGCAACAACACCAT